ACTACACTTGCTGATAAGTCCCTTATGACTGTAACAGTGATTTCTAGTACGGTTGTTGTACTGTCCTCAGCTAACTTAACGGTGGTGTAACATGAGTATTCTTCTTGCACCTTACCCTAGTTACTTTGTTTCAGGTGGGCCGGTAACAACGGCTGCACCGGGCGGCGTGCTATTCGAAAATACAGGCACGCACAGCTGGACCGTCCCCGCAGACGTTTACAGCGTAAGTGTCGTCTGTATCGGTCCCGGCGGCGGTCGTTACTCGTCAGGAAACCAGAGTTCAGGCGGCGGCGGTGGCGGTCTTGGATGGGCGAATGACATTGCGGTTACTCCCGGCGAAACAATCCAAGTACGGGTCGGCAGTGCGCCAAGCCCAGACGTAGGTGGATACGGCTCCGACAGCTACTTCAAGGACACTTCTACTTGTGTAGGTTACTCTGGTAGGAATGCCATAAGTAACTCTACCTCGGGAGTAGGCGGTACTTACGTTGGCGACGGTGGCGGTAACGGCGGTAACGGCGGTACTGGCAGATATAGTGGCGGCGGTGGCGCTGGTGGCTATTCTGGTGCCGGTGGTGTTGGTGCAAGCACTGCGGCGTCGGGTGATGCCCGGATCGGCGGAAATGGTTCCGGTGGTGCCGGTGGTGGTGGTGGCGGCTGGTTCGCTGGCTCTGGCGGCGGTGTAGGCATCTACGGAGAAGGCGTCAGCGGCACAGGCGGTAACGGCGCCGCAAACGATGGCAATAGTGGCGGTCATGGCGGATCAGGCGGCGGAGACGGTGGTAGCTATAACGATACTACATCTTCCACCGCAAGTAAGTACGGTGGGGCTAGTGGTTATCAGATAGGTAGCCTTTGGCAAAGTAATGCTGAAGGCCAAGGTGCCGATGGTGGTGTCCGTGTCATTTGGGGTACTGGGCGATCCTTCCCGTCTACAAGCGTCGATGCGGCTAGTAGCACTGCTGGCGAAGATACGACAACCTACACATAAACACCTTCTATACGGCCCTCAGAAGCTCACACAGAGCCTCTGGGGGTCTTCCCTATATAACTACTCACCCAAGCCCGTAACGGCTCTCAGGAGGCTCATATGGCCAACAAAGATTGGGACCGTACGGACTACATCGAGGAAGACGTAAGGCGTCACTCGGAGGAAATCCGTGCGATAACCAAAATAGCTACAGAAAACACTGCGGCTATCCGTGAAATGATCAAAGAGATCGACCGACGACAAGCGCTACTGGATGACCACGAACTACGTCTTCGGAACCTAGAGACGTGGAAATCTCGCTCAATGATTTACTGGGGAATTGCAATAGCAGTGACCGTCTTCTTGGCGACCACAGTTATCCCCGACCTGATCCCCTTGGCTTTCAAGGCGGCACAGCTTCCTACCAGCCCCAATGGGCTAACACTACAGACCCCTAATTAAAGGACAGAGAATGCAGTTCAAAGATCCCGCAGGCGTTTACAATGCCTACACCTCAGATCCTATTAACCCTAATAACTCCGATGAGAACTCCCGTGGTGTATTCCAAGTAGAGATCACAGACGGAACAGTATCGCTTGAAGGCTCCGTAGGTGGTCCCTTCATGGAGATCAGTAACTTCACTGAGAGCGGTATTTACGAAGTAGTGCTTGCCAACGCTATGCGGGTTGTCGCTACAGGCAACGCTAAAGCGTGGGTGGTACGCTAATATGCCAGATAACAACATGAAGGGGAACATGATCCCTCAGTCGGGTTCTGGCGGAGATGGCCTTACTGAAGATCAGACTGAGTTCCTATCCCACTGGGAATACGACGAAAATACACGTCGTCTTATTTCAGACAAAGCTATTGAAACGACGCTTAACTCGCTGTACCTCGGTGAGCAGCACAAGATGTCGTCTGGCTCTGAGAACATCTACTTCACCAACCTTAGCTCTGACATCAACTTCTTTCCCATGTGGGGTGGGTTGAAAGATCAGAGCGTTACTGAAAACCGTGGTGCTTCAGGCTTCGTACCTCCAAGTGGTCGTGTCTACACAGACATGTTTTCATTACCGCTGGGCGGCGCTCCCGATCCACTGACTTCTGTGGGTTATGACGGAGACAACTACTTTGGTATAAACATCTCTGGTGTTGGCATTACTACGGTAGCCGCTGAAGAGGTCCCTGAGACCGTACGTCTTGAGTACCGCATCATCATTAACGGTAAGCAGGTCTATATGCAGGAGCTACCACGTAACGCTCCTCGGTCGTCAGCAGGCACCGTGATCTACCCCGGTGATGTCATTGAGTGGTTCTTCGATCACCCGGTAGATGTCCATGCGGGTACGACGCTTCGAGCAGTTATCCAGAAGGTAGACAACGCTACGGATGTAGACTTGGGTGTATTCCAAGTACGCCAAGGTGACACTGTAGATCCCAACACGGGCCTATTCCGTTACCAAGCAACCGTCCACAACCGTCTGTACGAAGATAAGGACCTCGAACTAATTAGTCCGTACCTGAAGTACAAGGCGATGGACTTCGGGCTGGAAAGCACGGGTTCATCTATTCTACTACGTGACCTGACCCTTACGGATACCCTGTTGGTCCCTCATCCAATTAACACGTTAGAAGCAACTGCTAACGGTACTGAGATCCAGATAAAGGTTCGTGGCGGCGCTAAGATAATTATTGAGAGCCTGCCTGTGAACGCTGTAAGCATCGACGGTTCTATGGTAAATTCCGTTCTAAACCAAGCGGTTACTCAGCTCAACAACTTGTTTACAAACACGGCTGGCTTTGCAAGTTCTGTAACTCCTAACCCGGTTACCGGCTTTGCGATGGTCAACAACAGCCTTGTGATTACCCTACAAGACAGTACGTCGTACACAGTAGACGTGACAACACTGGGCGTAGACACAAACAACTTTGTGGCCAGTGGTGCGCTTAATGGCAGCGACTTGGTTTTGACAATGACGGATGCTTCTACAGTAACTATTGACGTGTCCAACATGATTGATGGTAGCACACAGTCTGCAACTAACGACCGTTGGTACATCTCTTACGGAACCAATGCCGATCAACAGGTAGCATCTGGTACGTCTGCTTACGTGATGGCTAGTGGTGAAAACCTAAACACTCAAGGCCCATACTACTTCGGTCAGAAGCTGAAGCGTGGCCAAGAGTTTAAGTGGAACGTAAGCGTGTTACAGCAGATGCGTTTTGGTATCTGGGATGGCGCTGAAGCGGCGACAACATTTAGCGACGGTCAAACTGACCCTAACAACTGGCAGACATGTTTCTCATTCCTTAATGGCGGCACTCGGTTTATGGATAGCACTAACACTGCTCTGATCACCGGTACGCAATACGTTGTTGCAGACAATGACCCGCTAAGCATTCGGTTCGGCAGTGATGGTCACCTCACACTGCTCGACCTGTCTGGCGGGACTGAGACTGAGATCGCTAAGACAATTATTCCCTTAGCTGTTACTGAGTTCAACTTGCAGATGGGCTGTTGGTCTGGCGGTGTGTTCCCTAACGGCATCATCGACAGCCATGACTTTATATGGGAAATTGCACACGACTTCGCCAATACTGAAGGCGGGATCATAAACGGCATCCTTGACCACACGGTATTAAAGTCTGGACTGTCTATTAGTCCCGGCGAGAAGCTGACGTTTATGCTCGATGAAGTCGGTCAAGGCGACTACTTTGGGACTAACTACACGAACGCTGCTACAGGCGTCTCGACTGCTGAGGAACAGCTAGATAACCAGTTTACGTACGAAACCAACGAAGCCCTTGATTTCGAGTTTGGCGGTGTAAGTGACTGGAATGTAAACACTAACTCTACGTACTACTTTGACAACGGCGGTGGTGTAGTGGGTTACCGGAAGGGTTCAACCTCCGGCACTAATGGTACTGGCTTGGCGCAAGGTTTGTTCAGTTTGCGTTACTTGTCCGACAGCTCGATCACGATCTTCTCTGAGGACAACAACGAGAAGGTTGCGACGGCTAAGGTAGATGGTGACGGATCACCTATTCACTTGTACTTCGGCGTAAAAGGCAACAGGGCATACTACTCGATCCCTGTAATTTCCAAGCAGACGATTGGTCAAGGCTCTCAGCCTGTGACCGACTTTGCACCTGACATCTCTGATCAAGCGTTTACTGTTGATGAAGGTCAGGCCTTTAACGTTCAAATCGCTTTAGATGCAAACTCGGATATCGTGAACCAGTACGTTGAGATTGACGCCCCGGCGTGGGCTGTGATGGTTCAAGACACTGGCGCTATTATCGGGACTGCCCCAGCTTTCACAGGAAGCTCCGATGCGTATGTCATTAACTGTAAGGCTGCTAACGCTGTAGGTGGGTCTACTGACTTCACGGTTACACTTAACGTGGCACAAGCCGCTTACACTAACTCTAAGTCCATAGATTTAGATGGTTCTACCAACTGGCTTCAAGGAAACCCTGTCAACGTAACTGCTTTAGAACGGGCAACAAACGGTGACGGTAGTGCTTGGACTGTATCGATGTGGGTAAAGCCATCATCCTCAACATCTACTCAGACCTTGATGGTTTATGGTGCTGGAGATGACTACAATGGTGGAGCAATTACTCTGAAGCAAAATGGTGGTACAAGTTTAGTTCTGAACTACGGTACCGTGTACAACAACATCATCCTTGTCTGCGGCAATGCTTTTACAGCTAATACGTGGCAACACGTACTGGTCACTTTTGACGGGGGCACTACAGGAAGTGTCGGTGCCGATGCTGCTAACTACTACAGCAGGTTCAGCATCTATGTTGATGGTGTACTCCAGACACCTACAGGTGTTGCTTCTGGCGGGGGTTATGACGGCGCTCTTAGCGGTGCTAACCCAAGCGACAACATCTATCGCATTGGGCGTGCTAGTAACGTCCACAACAACTACTACAGCGGTGTAATCAACCAAGTAGCTATTTGGGGTTCAGACCAGTCTGCTAACCTAGCAGCTATCTACAACTCTGGAGCTACTCAGGACTTGAGCCAACTGGCTTCTGCTCCTACGCACTACTACGAGATTGAAGCATCAACTACTTCCATCTCTGATCTTAGTGGGAACGCACCACTCACAGGGTACAACTTTAGTGCAGCCGATCTAGTCACTGATACACCCTAACTAGGAAGCCCTCAGGAGCTCGTACAGAGCCTCTGGGGGTTTTCCCTCACAATCACCCCAGAATAACCTCAACGGCGCTCTGTGAGCTTCACAGGGCCGTATGGAGCATATCTATGTCTACAATTAAGAACTCGCTGGACCTGATCCAGCAGTTGATGACCGATCACTTCGTTGAGCGGCTCCAGTCGGGGGACATCTCCCCTTCTGAGCTTAACACCGTACGTCAGTTTCTCAAGGACAACCATATTATCGTGGCACCTGAGAAAGCCGACACCATGGGCACCTTGAGTACCCTCTTGCCTGACTTTGGAGCAGACGACGAAGCCGATGACCAAACAACCTTCAACTAATAACCTCGAAAAGATCAAGGGAGACTTCAGGCTTTTCACGTACGTCCTGTGGAAACACCTGAACCTCCCTGATCCTACTCCCGTCCAATACGACATCGCTCAGTTCCTGCAAGATGGCCCTAAGCGTTCCATGATCTCCGCATTCCGTGGCGTCGGAAAATCATGGCTTACCTCTGCGTACGTCGTATGGATCCTCTTGAATGACCCTGACAAGAAAATCATGGTAGTCTCTGCGTCTAAGGACAGAGCGGACGCCTTCTCGGTTTTCTGTAAGCGGATCATCGCTGAGCTAGACATTTGTCAACATCTGATGCCCGGTCCAGATCAACGCTCATCTAACCTCTCATTCGACGTTGGCCCCGCTAGGGCTGACCACTCCCCCTCAGTTAAATCTACGGGTATCTCAGGGCAGCTCACGGGTTCTCGTGCAGACATCCTGATTGCCGATGACGTAGAGGTCGCTAACAACAGTGACACTCAGGGTGCCCGTGACAAGCTCTCAGAGAGCGTCAGGGAGTTCGACGCTATCCTCAAGCCTCTGGATACCTCTCGTATCATCTACTTGGGTACCCCACAGAACGAAGATAGCCTCTACAACAAGCTACCTGAGCGTGGATATGAGATCCGTGTGTGGCCTGCGGAGATGCCTGAGGAAGCAAACATCCCCAAGTACCGGGATACGTTGTCTCCATTCATCTCTAAGCTCGGCCTGAAGGAAGGCGAACCTACAGATCCCCAGCGGTTTGACGCAGAGGACCTGATGGAACGTAAGGCGTCCTACGGTAGAGCCGGTTACCAGCTACAGTTCATGCTTAACACTGCCCTATCTGATGAGGAGAAGTATCCTCTGAAGATGCGGGACCTCATGATCACTGATTTGGACCCTGAACAGGCCCCAATGACTTGGAACTGGCAACCCCACCCCAAGAACCGCCTAGATCTCCCTAACTTAGCTATGTCTGGCGACTATATGCACGGTCCGGCAGGGTTTAACGAGGTCCATGCCCCATATCAGGGTATAATCATGGCGGTTGACCCCTCTGGTAGGGGTGCCGATGAGACAGGCTACGCAATTACAGCCCATCTTAACGGCTATACGTACGTGTTACGCTGTGGTGGCTTCCAAGGGGGCTACGATGAACAGACTGTACTCAACCCTCTGGCTATTCTGGCAAAGCAATACAAGGTAAACAAGATTGTCGTGGAGAGTAACTTCGGGGACGGTCTGTTTACCAAGGTGTTCCAAGAGGTAGTCCACCGTATCTACAACTGTGGTATCGAAGAGGTGCGTCATCACACACAGAAGGAGATGCGTATCGCTGACACTCTCGAACCTGTCATGAATAAACACCGTATGGTATTTGACACCAAGGTAATCGAAGAGGACTACAGGACAATC